AACCGTTACATCGCCACCACTAACAACACTAAAAGAAACAACGGAATCTCCAACAAGATTTCCAAGTTCATAGCAGGTACTCAAAGGATTCCTATCCACTATGGTTAGTGTCCTTGTTGTGCCACACTCTATACATGGAGTTAATGCAGGTATGTCTATATCTCCCCTTGTAAGTATGTACTCATTATAGTATGGGTCATACCCACCAAGCTGCTGCTTAGAGAATGATGTTATAAATTCATCCCTAAAGTATGTGGTCATACCCAACTTGGATATTACTTGTAGCTGCTCGTTACCATATGAACTACCCCTTAGATTTATTACTGCACCCCTCTTCTTGTCCGTAAAGAATTTATCATAACCCCACTTAGCATAGCTTTCGGGATTCATACTTATACCATACTCCTCAGACCTTGCAACCTGTGTCCCCAACACCTCGGGTACTGATGATATTAC